AGAGCAGTTGGAGAGTAAGGTTGACGAAGCCTTAAAAAGACAGGAAGAAATATAATGGCAAAAACTTTTGAAGATAGTATACCCGCTTTTGTTGATAAAATGGCAAAGCTTAGTATGGAAGATGTTTTACTTACTAAGAATAGAGATAAATATATTCAAGAAGAAATTAAATCAAAAGTAGATATAGGTAATAGGGAACTTAAAGACAGTGAATACAACACTTCGTATTTTAATAAAGCTATTAAACAAAGAAGAAGAGAACTAGCTGAAGAAGCTAATCCACTAGTAGCTAGAACAGGTAGAGCTACTATGAAAGATGGAGGTCCGGGAATAGAAGCGTTACGTAAAGTAGCTCCCAAAGTTGTTGAACGTATGGGATATGAAGATGGTGGAGATGTAAATACTCAGATGGAAATGATGTTAGGTAGAGAAGAAGAAGCTCCAATGTTACCTGACGAAGAGATGGAAGAAGATTATGTAGACTATGTTGTTGAGGAAACATTGTCAAATGAAGATAGGAATTATTTAATAGATGCTCTCGAGAAAGACGACAGACTAAGCGAGATTTTCGATCAAGTAGTCGAGAGTGCAACAGAATTTACTGGTTCAGGAACTGTAGAAGGTCCGGGAACTGGTAGGTCCGATTCGATACCTGCAAGGCTATCGGATGGGGAATTTGTCATAACTGCAAAAGCAACTGAAGAAATCGGAGCAGACAATTTAATGTCTATGATGAAAGATGCAGAAGCTGCTGCAGATGAAAGACGAATGGCTTATAACGGTGGACCGATAAGAGAAGAAAAAGAAGTAATGGCAACTGCACAAGAGCCAGTACAACAAAACATTAATGTGACTAAGACTACACTTGATAGTGCTTCACAAATGCGATTGCAAGATGAAGACCCTGTCAGGAAAGCAGTCAAAGAAAACATGATGCTCGATCCTTATCAAAAGCATGTTAGAAGCTAAAACAATGGTAGGCTACTTACGTCAGTAACCCCTACCGAATTTATAACCTTTAGCTACCTTGTTAGATCAAGCCCCTAATTAAAAAAGACGTTTTTAGAATAGGCTACCTTGAGGTAAGCACAAGCCCTAAAAGGAGAAAGAAATGGCAGAAGTTGAAAATATACAGGAAGAATCTGTAGAACCAACTCCTAACCCGTATAATCAAAAGAAAGATTGGCATACAGATGATGTAATGCCAAAACATGGAGAAACTGCGGAAGGATTGTTTTTTGAGAAACCACAAGCTCCTTCAGAACCAGAACCAGTACAAGCTGAGACTGTTGAAGAAGATAAAGCTTATAGTAGACCAAATTACAAAAAAAGATATGATGACTTGAAAAAACATTATGATACAAGGCTCTCTGAGTTTAAACAAAGAGAACAAGAATTGATAGCTGAAGCTACAGCAAATAGACCGGAGTATCAAGCTCCTAAAACTGCTGAAGAGTTAGAACAATTTAAAGCTGAGTACCCTGATGTTTATGAAGTTGTTGAAACTGTAGCTCACTTACAAAGTGAAGATAAAGTTGCTTCATTGCAACAACGTCTAGATGCTTTACAAGAGCGTGAATCAGAAATACTAAAACGAGAAGCTGAAAAAGACTTGATTACAAAACATCCAGACTTTGAAGACCTTCGTAATAGTGATCAGTTTCATGCTTGGGCAGAGTCTCAACCCGAAGAGATAAAAGATTGGATTTATAATAATCCTAATAATGCATCTCTTGCAAGCAAAGCCATCGATCTTTTTAAAATGGAAAACGGTATAGCCCCTGTAAAACCAAGCCAAAACAAATCGGAAAGAAGTTCTGCTGCTGATATGGTGTCTACAAAGACAACTACAGTAGATGAGAAACAACCGAAGATTTGGACACAACAGGAAATCGCTGCCCTACCTATGGCTGAATACGATAGACTTGAAAAAGAAATCGATAAAGCTGTAGAAGAAGGCAGGGTTATATAATAACAAAGTTAATAATATTCAAGGAGAATAATTATGGCATATAATCAATCTGATGCTTTATTTGAGCAATCGACTGATACTAATGGTAACTTTGGTAATTCCGTAAGTGGTCAAACTAACTCCTTCTTCTTACCGAAAGTCTATTCTAAAAAGGTTTTAAACTTTTTCAGAAAAGCTTCGGTAGCAGAAGCAATCACTAACACTGATTACTCAGGAGAAATATCCGCTTTCGGAGATACTGTAAGAATCATTAAAGAACCTACAATCACCGTCTATCAATATGAAAGAGGTGCTGATGTAACACAAACTAAGTTAACTGACCAAGAATTAACTATGGTCGTTGACGTAGCAAACGCTTTTAAATTCATCGTTGATGATATTGAAACTTCAATGTCTCACGTGAACTTCAAAGAAGTAGCCAGTTCGTCTGCTGCTTATGCATTGAGAGATGCTTTTGATGAAGGCGTTATCGCTGAAATGTTTGCAGGTGTATCTTCAAGTTCACCTGATCACATCATTGGTTCAGATAGCTCAACTGCTGATGCTACAATGACTCACGCCACAAACTCAGTAGACCTTCTAGGTTCTGATGGAAGTGGTGTTGATCCTCTAGACCTTATGGCTAGAATGGCTAGACTTTTAGATGACCAAAGTATTCCTGAAGAAGGAAGATGGTTCTTAGCACCACCTTCGTTCTACGAGGAACTTTCTGCGGCTGATTCTAAACTTCTATCTGTTGACTTCAACGCAGGTCAAGGATCATTGAGAAATGGTTTAGTATCAAGTGGTAAGTTACGTGGATTTGATATGTACAAATCTAATAATGTTGCTAGTACGTCTAACGCTACTGGTAAAGTATTAGCAGGACACATATCGTCAACAGCTACTGCTCAAGCTATTACATCAACTGAAGTCATTCGTGACCCAGATTCATTTGGTGATATAGTTAGAGGTCTTCACGTTTATGGTGCGGAAGTACTAAGACCTGAAGCTCTAGTATCTGCTTTCTACGTAGTAGACTAAGCAATTCGTAAGTGGGGGAGGAATCATGTGTTCGCTTCCCCCTTACACCTTTTATATAATTTTAAATGGAGAACTATTATGCCAATGGTAAATGGAAAAAAATATTCTTATAATAAAGCAGGTAAAGCTGCTGCTTCAAAAGCAAGAAAGAAAAAAATGGGTGGTGGTCGTATGATGTACACTGATGGTGGTTTAGTTGATTTTAAAAATCCTAATTAATCATGGCTAAAGGTGTAAAACATTATTTTAGAGATGGTAAAGAGTTTAAAGGTAATACACATAAAATGCCTAATGGTCAACTACACTCTAATAAAACTCATACAAAAACAAGTAAAAGACTTTTTCATTTTAATGAATTAAGTCCAACAGCAAAGAAAAAAGCTAAAGGTAAAAAATAATGGCTACAACATTCCTAACACTAACAAATGATGTTCTTAGAGAACTTAACGAGATTGAACTAACCTCTGCAACTTTTGCTAGTGCGAAAGGAATTCAAAACTTTGTTAAAAATTCTATTAACAAATCTTTAAATGATATTGCAAACGAAGAACCTCAACTTCCATTCTTTGCAGTTGCAGCTAGTGGAGGAACAGACCCTTTCTATGGTAATGTTACTGTAGCAACTACAGCAGGTACTAGATGGTACACACTAAAATCAGGTAGCTCTAGTATCACAACTGATTATGCTTCTATAGATTGGGAAGATTTTTATTTAACAACTATAAACGTAAGTGGTGAAACATCTCCTTATGTTTCTAGAGGTTTAACATTTATTACATTAGACGATTGGACAAGATATTTAAGAGATGCAGAAAATGATGATGATGCAGATACTCAAAATTATGGTGAACCTAAATATGTTATTCGTAGTCCAGATCATCGTAAGTTTGGATTAAGTCCTATACCCGATAAAGTTTATAATGTGCATTTCTATGCTTATAATGCACCTACAGCTTTGTCAGCTTATAGTGATGAAATAGTATTACCTGACCAGTATGCTAATGTAATAACTGCTAAAGCTAGATATTACGTGTGGCAATTTAAAGAAAGCCCACAACAAGCTGCATTTGCTTTAGATGATTATAAAAAAGGCATGAAGCAAATGAAGTCTAACTTAATTAATCCTGCTCCAAAATATGTTGGAGATGACAGGAGATATTTCTAAACATGCCTGCATCGCAACCGTATACAGTCGCAGTCAATGGAGGATTAGTCAAGTCTTCAAATGTTATAGACTTACTTAAAACTCCCGGAGTTGCAAAAGATTTAAGAAACTTTGAAGTATCTACAGAGGGTGGATACAGACGTATCAATGGTTATCAAAAGTTTGGTACAACAAACGCAACAAGACCTACAGGTAGTGCTACAAATATACTAGGCACGTTTCCATATGCTGATGGAGTAATTGTTACAGCAGGTACTGGAATCTTTTTTAGTAATGATGGACAAAATTGGTTAAATATAGGTAGAGCTTCTGTAGCTAGTAGTGGAGATAACCATACAGCTTTTACAGGAAGAAGTACACTAACCAGAACTGGACAAGGACAATGTCAATTTGCATTGTTTGATGGAGCTACGTTTGATTATGGTACAGTAATTATAACAGACGGAGCAAATAAACCTTATGCTTTTAGAATGGAAGGTACTGGTGCTTTAGCTAGTAGAACTTTTTTTGCAGAAGAAATAACTGTAACAGGAACAAAACATGCTAAGTATGTAACAACTCACGATAAACATTTAATTGTTGCAGGTGTCGAAGATAACTTAAATACAATATATTATAGTGGTACATTAGACCCTACAGACTTTACAAGTACAGGTTCTGGTAATATAGTTTTAGAAGACCAAATAGAAGGCGTTAAAGGTTTCCGTAATGAGTTATTTATCTTTTGTACAAATAGTATATTTAAACTTATAAATATAAATGGTAGTGCAAGTGAAATAGCAATAGTACCAGTTACAAAAAACGTAGGTTGTTTAAGTGGTTATAGTATTCAAGAGATTGGTGGTGACTTAATATTCTTAGCACCAGATGGATTAAGAACTGTTGCAGGTACAGCAAGAATTGGTGACGTTGAACTAGGTACAGTTAGTAAAGCTATACAACCACTTGTCACAGACTTGACAGAAAGCATAAATAGCTATATAATAAGTAGTGTTGTATTACGAGATAAATCTCAGTATAGATTGTTCTATGCAGATTCAAGTTTAGAACAAACACAACAAAAAGGAATAATAGGAACATTAAGACCTGATGGATTTCAATGGTCTGAAACAAGAAGTTTAGAAGTTACTGCAATTGGTTCAGGATTTGATAGTAACAATGTAGAACAATATTATCATGGAGATACTGAAGGATATGTATATCAACATGATACAGGAAATAGTTTTGACGGAACAAACATATTAGCTCGTTACGAAACACCAAACTATGATTACGGAGACTTAGGAACTTTAAAAACTTTACATTACGTAAGAGTATCAGCAAGCTCAGAAGGTATTACAGAGCCTGATGTCCAAGTTAGATTTGATTACGGAAATACAGACATACCACAACCCCCAGATTTATTTGACTTAGGAGTTATAAATCCTCCATCTAAATTTGGAGATGCTTTATTTAATACAAACGTATTTGGTGGTGGTGATAACCCTTTAATAAGAATTCCATTACAAGGGAGTGGAACAAGTAATAATTTTACCATTATAAGTGATGATACAAAACCACCATACACGATAAATGGTTTTTATGTAGATTATATACCTTCAGGCAGGAGATAATAAATGGCACAAACATATACACGACAAAGTTCGTTTGCAGATGGAGATACTATAACTGCTGCATTATTTAATAACGAATATAATCAGTTAGTCAACGCATTTGCATATAGTTCAAGTAGTGCAAGTTCTACAGGACACAGACACGATGGTACTGCAGGACAAGGTGGTAACATTCATACTATCGGTGACTTAGACTTTTTAAACAAAATTGTCGTAGACAGTACAAATAATAGATGGGGATTTTATGTAGAAGTTTCTTCTTCTGCAGTAGAACAAATTAGAATACAAGATGGAGCTATCGTACCAGTAACAGATAATGATATAGATTTAGGTACAAGCTCATTAGAATTTAAAGATGCATACTTTGATGGTACAGTAACAACTGATGCTTTAGTAGCAGATACTGCAGATATTAATGGTGGAACTGTAGATGGTGCAACCATTGGAGCTAACTCAGCTTCTACAGGTGCATTTACTTCTGTAACTACAACAGGTAATGTTGATGTTGGAGGTAACTTAACCGTAACAGGAACAACAACTTTTAATGGTGGTACACTTACTCTTGGTGATGCTGCTTCAGACAATGTTGTATTTGGTGCTGATGTAGATTCAAGTATAATTCCTGATGATGATGATACATATGACTTAGGAAGTTCTTCACAAGAGTGGAGAAACTTATATATCGATGGAACAGCCAACATCGATAGTTTAGTAGCTGATACAGCAGACATAAATGGTGGTACAGTTGATGGTGCAGTTATTGGTGGTTCAAGTGCAGCAGCTATTACAGGTACAACAATTACAGGTACAAGTTTTGTTATAGGTTCAGCAGATATTAATGAAGCAGAACTAGAAACAATTGATGGAGTTACAGCAGGAACTGTTGCAGCTTCTAAAGCTATCGTAGTAGATAGTAACAAAGACTTTACAGGGGCTAGAAACATTACACTAACTGGAGAACTTGATGCAGGTTCTTTAGATGTAAGTGGTGATGTAGATGTTGATGGTACACTTGAAACAGATGCACTATCTATAAATGGTACAGCAGTTACATCAACAGCAGCCGAACTAAACATACTTGACGGAGTTACGTCAACTGCTGCAGAGTTAAATATACTTGATGGTGTTACAGCTACAGCAGCAGAAATAAATGTTCTTGATGGTATTACATCAACAGTTGCAGAACTAAACATTTTAGATGGTGTTACAGCAAGTGCTGCAGACATTAATCTTATAGACGGAATTACAAATGGAACTGTTATAGCTAGTAAAGCTATCATAACAGATTCAAACAAAGACATTACTGGTGGTAGAAATATAACCATTAGTGGTGAGTTAGATGCAGCCACATTAGATATTAGTGGTGATGCAGACATAGACGGAACATTAGAAGCTGATGCGATTACAATACAAGGTATTGCACTTTCAGAAACAATTGCTGATACTGTTGGAGGTATGGTTACAAGTAATACGGAAACAGGTATTACAGTTACATTTGACGATTCAGACAACACATTAGACTTTGTAATTGGTACACTTAACCAAGACACAACAGGCAATGCAGCAACAGCTACAGCTTTAGAAACAGCAAGAACAATTCATGGTGTATCATTCGATGGTACAGCAAACATAGACTTATCAGAAGTTGTACAAGATACTGTAGGTGCTATGTTCTCAAGTAATACGGAAACAGGTATTACAGCAACATATCAAGATAGTGATGGAACAATTGATTTAGCAGTAGGTAATGTTATTGCAGTTGCAGCAGGTTCTTCAGCATCAAATATTGCTTCTGGAGGAACTGTAACTTTTGCAGGAACTTCAAACGAAATAGATGTAGCAGAAAGCTCTGGTACAATAACATATGGATTACCTACTAATGTAACTATTGGTGGTACATTAACAGCAGCTACACTAGATATTAGTGGAGATGTTGATATAGATGGTACGTTAGAAGCTGATGCTTATACAGTTAATGGTACATCTTTAGAAGAATTTATTTCTGATACAACAGGTGCAATGTTTACAAGTAATACTGAAAGTGGTATTACAGTTACATATCAAGATGCAGATAACACAATAGACCTTTCAATCGATGCAGCACAAACAGGTATTACATCTTTACTAGCTACAGACATTAAGATTGGTGAGGATGACCAAACTAAAATAGATTTTGAAACAGCAGACGAAATACACTTCTATGCAGCTAATGCCGAACAAGTATACGTAGCTGACGGTATCTTTGGACCACAAACAGATAGTGATGTAGATTTAGGTTCTAGTGCTGTACGTTGGAAAGATGCTTATGTAGACTCTCTAACAACTACAGGTGCTATAACTGTAGGTGGAAACTTAACAGTTAATGGAACTACTACTACAGTTAATAGTACAACAGTTACAGTAGATGACCCAATCTTTACATTAGGTGGTGATTCTGCTCCGGGTTCTGATGATAACAAAGATAGAGGTATTGAGTTTAGATGGCATGATGGAAGTGCAGCTAAACTTGGATTCTTTGGATATGATGATAGTGCTACAGCATTTACATTTATTCCAGATTCTTCAAACAGTTCAGAAGTTTTCTCAGGTTCAGCAGGTAACGTAGTCTTTGGAGGTATCACAGGTACAAGTGCTACAATCTCAGGAGATTTAACAGTAGATACTTCTACACTAAAAGTAGATAGTTCAAACAATAGAGTAGGTATAGGTAATGCTTCTCCAGATGTATCTCTTGATATTGGTAGCTTTACAGATGCTATACACGTACCAGTAGGTACAACAGCACAAAGACCGGGAAGCCCTGCAGCAGGTTATTTTAGATATAATACTACAACAAGTAAGTTTGAAGGCTACACAGATTCTTGGGGAGCTATAGCAGGTGGTGGTTCTGGTACAAACATGGATACCAACATCTTTGCAGGTGACGGTTCAGATACTACATTTACTTTAAGCACAGCACCAGACGATGAGAATAATCTTATGGTCTTTATTGATGGTGTATTCCAAGCTCAGAATGTTTACTCAGTTTCAGGAACTACATTAACCTTTGCAACTGCTCCGGCTAGTGGCAGAGTTATAACAGTCTATCACAGCACAACAACTGTTGGTGGTTCTAACAACTCAATAGCTACAATGACTGGTGATGGTAGTGATACAACATTAACACTATCTGTTGCACCAGTACATGAGAACAACGTACAAGTTTATTTTGATGGTGTTTATCAAAGCAAATCAAACTATAGTATATCTGGTACAACTCTTACATTCTCTACAGCACCTCCAAGCGGTGTAGCTGTAGAAGCTATCACAGCAACAAATACAAGTATTACAACTGCTACTCAGCTTTCTGATGCAGATGGTGATACACTAATACAGACTGAAGAAAGTTCTGACGAAGATAAGATACGTTTTGATACCGGTGGTACTGAAAGAGTTATTATAGATTCTACAGGAATGGGTATAGGAACTTCGAGTCCTTCAAAAAAATTAGTAATTTCAGATGGTGGTAACCAAGGTATTGAATTATCTCCTGCTGAATCAGGAGTAAGTCGTTTATTTTCTTATAATCGTGGGACAAGTGCTTA